CTGGCACTTGCACTTATGAGTCAACAAAAAGAGACACAATCTTTTGTTAACTCCTATGCAGACCAAACCATGGCAAAAGGCACATTTGATCAAGTGAGGATGATAAACAATGATTTGGCAAACATGCTGGCAATCGTATCTGGTGATCCAGAGATAACCAAAAAATTAAAGAATAAGAATCAAGCACAGGCCATGAGGCAGAGGCAACCAGTTCCTGTGATGCAACTAAGGAGATACATGCGGAGTTGGGATGAACACTTCAAATATCTTACACAGTTGGAACGGGCTCTGAATATAAGTGATGCAAATTACAAAAATGTAAGGAGGGCAGTTTCCAATTACACAAACTTAGGTTCCAGAACAAAGTCGCAGACGCTTAACAGATTGAAACAAATGTTGCAGTCTAAGTTGCCTAACACAGACATACATAAAAAATTCAAGGAACTGTAATGATGATAAGATACATCTGTGAGAAATGTGAATGCGAACAGCACTGTGGACGATCCTGCACAGAATGTCGAGACTGCCCGGACTGTGCCTGCAAGGAATGTGGTGGCGACGGAAAATAGTTTTTGGGTGCTGTATGGACAGCACGACAAACCAACCTTCCTAGAAGATGCCGGTAACGGACAAAGACTACAAAGAGATACTGCACTGCGACACGTCAAAAACTGGCGTGTGTGCTTGGACATAGGTAGCAACATCGGACAATGGACCAGGCCCTTGGCGAATAAGTTTAGGAGCGTGATTTGTTTCGAACCAAATCCTAACTTCCGCGAGTGTTTCACCAAGAACATAAAAGAAGATAACGTGGTGTTATGGCCATATGGGTTATCAGATAGATCACACTCGGCAAATCAGGATTTTAATTCAACAGTTCTAAACGAGGGCGAAGGTGACATTAAGTGCATACCGCTTGACAGTTACAACTTCTCTGACGTGGACTTTGTCAAAATAGATGTTGATGGTTTTGAAATTCCTCTTTTGAAGGGTGCCAGAAAAACACTGACGAATAACAGTCCAGTAATCAATATTGAGATGAAGTACGACAAAAGAAGTCACATAGCCTACAAGTCGGCCAAGATACTGAAGGATCTCGGGTACAAATTTGTCAAAAGGACAAAAAGTGATGAGATTTGGATGAAATCGTAATATTACAGCATAATTTACCAACTTTACCAATAAATACTTACAACTTGATTCCTGAGCGGAATCACGTCATTTAAATCAGATAAAAAGGAGGATTAAAAATGGCATACGACGGTACAATACCAGCAGGCGGTCCAGGAAACTTTGTTTCACCTAACAGTGCAATTGAGCACGAAGGTGTAAGAGTTGACTTTATCACTGTTGATTACATCTCTGATGTTTCAGGTGAGATTACTCACTCTACAGCGTCAGCAAATACGGCTGGTCTAAAACTAGCTATCGAGGCAATCCAAAACCAAGGTGTTAATATCTTAGGTACAGGTGCATTAGGTAACTCAAACACTGAACAAACTTACATGGTAAGAGCGGACAGTTTAGACACGATCAGTTCAACTACAACAGTGGCGGCAATCCAAGCGGCAATCAGAGCCTTGAACGCATTAACTCCAGATAAAGTTACAGCGACAATTTCAAGTGCGACGGCTGGCGACAGAGATATGTCTGACACTCAAGTAGCGTAATAACATAGAATAATCATAAGGAGAATATAACATGGCTTATTCAGGATCAAAAGTAGCAGGTGGAAAAGGAAACTTCTCACTGAACCAAAACTTTGAAGTAGAAGGTGTTGACGTTACAGCGTTAACAGTTGACTTCGTCGTTGATGTTTCAGCAGAGACAGGTGACTTAACTACTGGATCTACAACAGCAGGTCTACAAATGGTTAGACATGCTTTCGAACACCAAGGACTTAGAATTTTAGCAGAAGGTCCGTTGGTTGATTCAAACACACAAAAAACGTACTTGGTTAGAACTGACAGTTTAGACAGTCTATCCGGTACAACAACAAAAGCGGCGTTACAGGCGTACATTAGAACTTTAGATCAATCTAGTTCTTCTTTCCCTGGACTTGCGGCTGACTTAACAGGTGCAACAGTTACAGAAACTAAAATTGGTATCTTAACTGCGGCGGCGGTTAGTTAATAGTTAAAGCATAAGGAGAAACTAAAATGCCAGCAACAAGTAACGCAACAGCAAACATGAGCAGAAGACAATCGTTTACGGGAAAAGGATTAACTTTTATCGAGATGATGTTTGATGACGAAGTAACAACAACAGCTACTACTCCAGACACTAAAGGTTCAGTGTTCCAAGACATGAGTGTGTTAGTTGGTACTTTCGGAACTATTCTAGCTCAATCATACACGCTTGGTGCAAAAGCAACTGAGAAAGATGCGGCCGCGGCGGCATCTATCGTTGAAGATGAACTATGTGACTACTACACTTTTATAGTAGAAGGCACACCAGGTCAGTTCAACGCGGCAGACTCTACAGGAGACATCAACTTGGATCCAAACCAAGCAGATGCTTCTGACCCAGGAGTTATCGCAGATGCAGAAGCAGACATCGAAACTGAAATCCTAGCAAGAATATCAGGAACTTCAGACTCAGCGGGTGGTGTTCACGTAGACGTGAGATACCTACCAGCAGACGGTGTGACATCAGCGGGTGTTGATGAAGTATACGGTGTAAACTCAGCAAGAGTTAACGCATAATACTTTTTAATTTACCAAAGGGCGGATTCTTTAATTAGGTCCGCCCTTTTTTTATGGCTTAAATATCACAAAGGAGTACACTATGATAGAGAAATTCACAGTTGAGATAGAAGTAGGAGACACGGTTGAGGTGGGTAGAATGCATCTTGCCAATCAAAAAATTAAAGCAATAGAGATAGACAAATGGGGACACCCAGTACTGGTGCTTGAAAGCGGCAGGAAGAGAGGCTTGTTAAACATGCGGCTTAAGAAGCTAATACCTGAAGACGTCAAGAGACTGCAAGAGCCTGCAGATATAATGATGACTAAGGAACAATGGGCAGAGGCAGAGAGAAAGATTACTGAAGCAAAAGCAAAATAATATTACGCCACTTATTAAATAGCACCCATGCACGAATACCGTATTCACACTCTAGTTGACATTACAGAAAACGGAAATCTTCATCAGGAGTTTCCGTTCAAGACTAAGATCGGCGACGTAATAAGTGACAAGCATTCTTTGGCAGTGGCCAGGAATCAGAATAGTAACTTCAACACTATGTTACAAATCCTACAAATAAGGGGAAACATTACATGGGAGCAATCACCACAGAGAGTTGAACTGCCCTCACTAGGCAATCACGGTTTTGGATCATTCTATGAAGGTAAACACACAACGTGGCACTTTCAGTTCTTTACGGAACAAGTTGGCGTTTATGGTGATTTGATAGACCCAACACAAAATCTGCAAGAGGACTTCAATCTCGTTCCGGTCATCACAGATTGCATGAACAGTGCTCACTTCCCGATACACACCTTTGTAACTAGGAATCTACAAGGAACGGATGAGCAGAAAGTAATCGCCGCACTTTCAGGTGGTATCATAAACACGTACTTTTCATACGCTGGACCTGTCGATAAATAACAGTACATTAAGGCACACACACTTTCTAATAACAAAGGCACTCAGGCAATGCAACAGGCTCATTTACAGGCTCTAATAACGGAGGTACAGATCCTCAAAAGAGATTTACAAAGATATATGAGTACAACAGAATTAGAAAAACAGAACCTAGAAGCACACGTGGACCTTTGTTCAGAGAGATACAAAGGGTTGCACGACAGATTAAGTGCGATCGAAGTAAGGTTGGCAAAGATGAATGAAGATATGTCAACTAGTCACAAAAGCAGTCAGAAGACAATCATAGCAACAGCAGGCACAGTGGTCGCAGGCCTATTATCTACGGTAGTAGTAATCCTGATGAAGATGCCTGGCTAAAATCACAACTACATGTTTATACAGATAGCACCTAAGGCCAAAGTGTACGTCACAGACCAGGATGTTGAATTCATAAAAGCACACGCATTAGAATCTTTTAGGAGCAACGAACTTTCGCCAGAGGATGCAGACAGGGCCAAGAAGTTGGCCGACAAGGCTGTGTTCGTACGTAAGAAACTTGACACCCACATGCAATATGCTTTAAATAGGAAGATAAAGTTTGTTGCAAATGACAGGAAAAAATAAATCAGAACTGGTAAAACAGATTGAGGCTTACGGACTCAAGGGTAAACTTGCGGATCTGGCACACAAGGAACAGGCACGTAGGCCATTCCGACACCTACCGAAACAATTTTCAAAAGGTATCCTTATAGGAAACATTGCCATTGTCCCTAAAAAATACTCAGGTACGAGGTACGTTTACGTGATTGCCGATATGATGGAGGCACGTCTACTGCACGAAGATATCAATCTAAAACAAACTGCGATATTGGTGGCACACTATCTAGCAGATGGGAAACACATACCTAATGACATTATTGAATTAGATACAAAACATGCTTCTCAACTGTTTGACATACAGAGTGCAAAACGCATGATAAGAGAAGCACAGAAAGAGAAAGATGAAGTCACTGAGGACGTGTACTGGGATAGATTAGACGTCGCTAACCGCCTAGCGGACGAATGTAAATCAAAGTTACAGCAGATCTTTAACGACACGTTCGGCACGTAGATAATAAATAAACACAGTATGAAGAGCTTAGACCTTACAAAACCCATTACAACAGAATCTTTACTTAAAGAATTTGAATCTAGATTCAACATGACTATGGATCTTTCCAAATTCAATGAAGTGGAACTTCAGGACTACGCAAATCACGTGAGAACCAAGATACACGAGATCACACAAAACACACACTTCGGACAAGAATTAACTAACGATGGCTATCAAAAAAATCAAATGATGCTTGACATAATCAATCAAGCAATCACAGAGAGAAAACTTGCAGAGTATGGAGGTAGCATGTCAACAGATCCCGAAGTAAAAGCAGGCTCAACGGCAATCAGTGCAAAGTCAAAATTAGACAAAGGTCAAGCACTAACACCTGGCGAGAAAAAACAGGTGAGTAAGATGCTATCAACTGACGAGATGAAAAAAATGCCTAAAGGCACAGGCACAATGATGGGTGTGAAAGAGGGTGTAGAGGAACAATCAGAATTAATTTTAGCGGCCAAGGACATGATGGACAAAGTTACAGGTTACTTGGAAGATCTAGCATCAATGAAAACAGAAGGTATGTTAGAACTAGCAGACAGAATCAGAGACGAAATGGGAGCGGACAAGGCGGACGCTTTCATGCAAAAAATCCAACCAGCGATTGAACAGGCGGAAGCCACTTTATCGACAACTAGACAAGAGCTAGACAACGGTGTAAGAATTTTGACCGGAGAAGAAGTAGCATCAGAACCTATGGGCGCCGATGACACGATGGACATGGACACAGATCTAGACTCACTTGACTCAGACATGGACGACACAGAGACAGATGAGTTTGGAGCCTCTGACGCCGAAGCGGGTGGAACAGAACCAGAAGGCAGAGAACAAAGAGAATCCAAAGAAGTGTTTGAAACATCAAACAGATTGTTCAGTAAACTAGCAGGAAAGTAATCCTGTGAGATTTTCCGAATTTAACAAAAGCGATACAGACCTAGAGTCAGCTTTGATCAACATCCTGTTGAACATGAAAGGTGACGCAGATGAAAAAGATCAATCCAGTGACATCAGCATGGACGCTGTGAAACAGATAATGAGTAACACAGGTTATCCTGCTTTCAACTATGACGTGTTCAAACGAATATACGACGCTGACGGTGATCTTAAAAATGTTGTCGCTGATTTCGATAACGAAAAGATAATTGTTAAAACAGATCAGGAAGCGGAGAAAGAGCCTTCGATGGACTACGACGACCAAGGCTCGACTGATGTTGTTAAGAACATGGCCAAGTCAGCAATGAAGAGAAGACAGTAGTCTTAAAATAATTATTAATATGGATAGGTTATTAGAGCTCGAACTCGAGTCGTTAAAGGACGGATTATTATTCTCCGCAAGGTTTTACAACAAGCCTGTGGTAATATTCAACAGTGCATCTCAATGTGGATTTACAAAACAATTCGCTGAATTTCAAGTTTTATATGACGAGGGGAACATAGTACCAATAGCACTGCCTACCAACGATTTCGGTGGCCAGGAACCAGGAGACAATTATGAAATATTACAATACTGTAGGACAAAATATAATGTGACTTTTCCTGTTTGCAAAAAAACTAATCTAGATCATATCTTGTTCAAGACCTTTGGCAGACCAGACTGGAACTTCAACAAATATCTGTTCAACAAAGATCATATTTTTATTGATAAATTTGATTCGAACACCAAACCAAAAGAACTTATAGATCATGTCTAAGACTTTCTGTTCATATCCATGGAGACATCAGTACGTCCATACCACAGGACATCAAAAGATATGTTGTATGAGTGAAGACAACATAGTCAAATCTGACGGGTATCTGCAGTACAACATGAGTAAAGACGAAGTGCTTGATTCTTGGAACAGTGATTACATGAAACGCATTAGATTAAAAATGATAGCCGGTGAGCCTATTGTCAATTGTATAAAATGTGTTGAGAGTGAAGCAAAAGGACTTACCTCCATGCGAACGACTGCCAATAAAGAAAAGTACATTTCATCAACAAACGTAGACGGAAGTATAGATGACAAGCCAGACTCATTAGAATTACACTTTGGAAACACCTGCAACCTGCAATGTAAAATGTGTAGCCAACAGTTCAGTCACATGATAGGTAAAGAACTACTGAAGATGGGTGAACAGGATCCTAGTTTCCTGCAATGGGTAAAAAAAGAAAGTGGGGTGATCAATAATTGGACAGGTGAACTGGACATAGCCTATGACTGGTATAAGAATGATAAAATTAAGAAAAGCATCTTTGACCATGTCAGCCGGAATGTTGAATCATTAGTGGTTATAGGGGGTGAGCCAACGATAATCTCAGAGTTCTACGAGCTTCTTGGATATTGTCATTCCAACAATACCCTTAAAGATAAGTCGCTAACCATAACAACTAACATGACCAACACCAATAAAAACTTATCAACATGGTTGGGCTCCGTGAAGGACTTTATGATCCACGCAAGTATAGACGGCTTGGACGAAAGGAACCGGTACATAAGATATCCTTGTAATTGGAAAAGTGTTCTCAAGTCATTGCAGTTCTACAAAGATGTAATGCAAAAACACAAACAAGCACACTTTAACTTTGCACCGGCCATACAACTACTCAACATAGATCAACTGCCTGAACTTTGTAAATTTTTCATTGATAATTTTACTACAAAAAAATGTGACATAGCATGGGTATCACAGGTCAGGTATCCTATCATATGTGACTATGCTATCCTACCTACAGAACATAGGCATGGCATTGCTGACAAATTAAAAGAAAGTTCAAAACTAATACGCGATGAAAAAACGGCGGCACAGATTTTGTCACATTCGAATGATCTGCTAACCGAATCATTCAGCGATGCTGAGAAAAAAACATATCAAAAAATGTTCATGAGATATAATGACAAACAGGATCAATTTAGGAAAACCAAACCCTGGAGAGCACTAATGCCGGATCTGGATCAGGCTTTGACAAATTCGACAAAATAATATACAATATGTCTATGAAAATACCAAAAGATGTCATTGAAGACAAAGGCATCACCTATGTGCAGAAGTATCCGTACGGAGAAATGTCTAGGGTCACCAAGAACCATAAAAGACACTACGAAACACCAGATGGAAGGCAAGTTCCTTCGGTTACAACTGTCCTAAGTGCCACGAAAGATATGACACACTTACACGCTTGGAGAAAACGTATAGGTGCAGAGAAGGCTCAACAGATAACAACCGAAAGTGCCAACATAGGAACTGTGATGCATAGGAGCCTAGAGAAGCATGTCAAAGGGGAAGATCGTAAGCCTGGTTCCAATCTTATACAGCAAAAAGCACACACAATGGCCAATGTCATAATAGACAACGGACTTAATGATGTTAGTGAAGTATGGGGGTCGGAAGTGTCGCTTTATTATCCGGAGTTGTACGCAGGCACAACAGACTTGGTTGGAGTGTACAAGGGTGCACCTGCCATAATGGATTTCAAACAGGCACGTAGACTTAAAAAGAAAGAGTGGGTCGAAGACTATTACTTGCAATTGGTGGCCTATGCTGAAGCACACAACAAGATGTACGATACACAGATCAAAACAGGTAGGATATTCATATGCACACAGGCGAACGAATACCAGACTTTCGACATAGATAACTATGATCACTGGGTTGGACAGTGGTACGCAAAGTTGGAACAATACTACAAGTCTGTACTGTAATAAATAACAACATATGCCGATAGTACAGATATCTAGAATACAACACAGACGTGGAAAAAGGACTGATCTACCACAACTAGCCGCGGGAGAACTGGGCTGGGTGATAGACGAACAGAGGTTGTTTATAGGTAACGGCACAGTATCAGATGGTGCCCCGGCAGTAGGCAACACTGAGATAGTAACTGATGGAAGCTCTGCATTTACATCAGCCTTAAGCCACACGTTTAAAGGTTATCTTGGTGATTCGACCCCTGTCACTACATCTACTCAAAGGACCTTAGCAAACAGGTTAGATGAATATGTATCTGTCAAAGACTTTGGTGCTAAAGGAGATGACTCAACTGCAGACGTAACGGCAATCCAAAATGCCATAGACGAGATTTACATCGACACAGATAAAGACGATACTAGATCAAGAAGAATATTATTCTTTCCTGCAGGCACATATAAAATAAACACAGCACTTAAAATTCCACCATATGCACACTTGGTGGGAGAAGGTCCAGACAAAACCATTATAAAGAATTCAGGTAACAATGCAGTTGTTGTCATGCAAGACGACGAAGGTAATGTAGGATCCAATATAGGAAACTCCAGCGCCACTACACCAACACAGGTACAGATATCTAACATGACTTTGAGAACATCTGTTGCTTATGGTGGTATATCTCTTGATAGAGTAACTAATGCATATTTCAATAATGTTAAACTACAAGGTTCATATGCTTCAGGAGGTTCTGATTCTAGCAATTCCAAAGGAGTGACCACAACAAATTCTACAGCTACGTTCACAACTTCTAATATTGTTTTTAACCAATGTCAGTTTACAAAATTTGCAAGGCTTGTTGATTTAAGTTTTAATTGCACTAACGTGAAATTTATTTCATGTGATTTCACAACTGCATACTACGGAGCATTGATTGGAGCAGAGATGGACGGAAGCACTACAGGTTTGGATGACGGCCCAAGAGATGTACAGTTTATAAGTTCAAGCTGGAGTGATATAGGTCAACAAGCAATATTAGTGTCGCCTGCAACAGGCACAACTGATTCAGCAGGTCCAAGACACATAGTTTCGCATGCCAACTTCTTTGCAAAGACGGTGGGAAATAATTTCGAAGGTGTCGGTACATTTAGCGAAGTTCCAATTATACAGTTTGACAACGACGAATGTTCATCTGTACAAGACTTCTTTGAAAGAACAGATCTAAGAAGATCAGATGGCAGTTCAAATTTAAATGCCGCTCCAGAGGTACAAGGAATTGGTTTAACGACCAAAGCAATAAAATCACAGACCCTTTCAGACAACACATCGTCGGCCACTACGATCAATGAATTTCCAGCACTCGCGGGAAAAGGAATATTCATCAAGTATAAAATAGTAAGGGGAACACTTGATAGGACAGGAGAATTTATTATCAGTGCATCTACAACAGCAGTAGGGTTTGATGATAGCTTTACAGAAAGCGGTGCAGATATTGGAGTAACCTTAACTGCCGCACTTGATGATAAAGACTCCACAGCAGGAAACGAAACTGTTGCCTTTAAGTTCACAACTACTAGCACAGGCACAGATGCAACCATAGATTACCAGACAACGATCCTAGCATAAAATCAATTATCTTGTAGACAAAAAACTTTTTTTGTCATAATATTAGTACATTATAAAATTACATAACGACATTGTAGTTTTAGTCAAACGACAGGTTACAAAAAAAGTATAAAAAAGTTATAAACACGGATTTAGATAAATATGGATACAACAAAAACAAAAATCAAAAACAGAAATTACAAAAACTTAATGCCGAACACCAACTCTAGTACGATCAAAGTCCAAAAAAGAGATGGTAGGCAGGAGCCCCTTGACATAAACAAGATTCATTTCGTCGTTGAAGAAGCATGTGAAGGTCTAGCAGGAGTAAGTTCATCTCAGATTGAAATGAATGCCAACATACAGTTCTATGATGGCATGACAACAAAAGATATACAAAACGTTTTAGTAAGGTCTGCAAATGATCTTATAAGTTTGGAAACTCCAAACTATCAATATGCCGCGGCAAGACTTCTATCATATGATGTTAGGAAGGAAGCACACGGTCAGTACGAATACATTCCGTTGTTGAAACTTATATTAAGGAACATTAGGTTGGGTGTTTATGACAAAGGCATACTTGACAAGTATTCTAAAACAGAACTTAAGAAATTTAATACATGGATACGAAGAGACAGAGATCTTAGATTTACATACGCAGGCCTTAGACAAATCTGTGACAAATATCTTGTACAGGACAGGAGTACTGGACAACTATACGAAACACCACAGGACATGTACATGATGATCGCGGCAACTTTATTTGCTGACTACCCTACAAAGTCTAGAATGTCTTATGTTAAAAAGTATTACGATGCAATCTCACAACACAAAATAAACATTCCAACGCCAGTGATGGCAGGAGTGAGAACACCTATCAGACAATTTGCTTCTTGCGTTCTAGTAGACAGTGATGACACGTTACCTAGTATTTTTTCAAGTGACATGGCAATTGGTTTATACGTTGCCAGAAGAGCAGGCATAGGAATAAACGCAGGACGTATCAGAGGTATAAATTCTAAAATTAGAGGTGGGGAGGTCCAACACACAGGAGTCATTCCGTTCCTTAAAAAATTCGAATCCACTGTGAGATGTTGCACACAAAATGGTGTGCGTGGTGGAAACGCAACAGTTCACTTTCCTATATGGCACCCCGAGATAGAAGACATCCTTGTACTAAAAAACAACAAAGGTACAGAAGATAACAGAGTAAGAAGAATGGATTACTCCATACAGATCAGCAAACTGTTCTATGAAAGATTCATGAATGAAGAGGATATAACTTTGATATCTCCACACATGGCACCAGGACTCTACGATGCATTCGGCACAGACGACTTCGACGACCTGTACTTGAAGTACGAAGCAGACAAGACTATTCCAAAGAAAACAGTTCCGGCACAGGATCTGTTCTTTGATCTTTTGAAAGAGAGGGCAGAGACAGGACGTATCTATATAATGAACTTGGATCACTGTAACTCTCACAGCAGTTTCAAAGACAAGGTGTCAATGAGCAACCTTTGTCAAGAGATCACACTACCGACAACACCAATACAAGACATACACGACGATCAAGGTGAGATTGCACTTTGTATCCTTTCAGCGGTTAACGTTGGTGGATTGAATGATTTAAGTGAACTAGAAAACATATGTGATCTTAGTGTTAGGGCTCTTGAACAGATAATTGACTACCAAGATTATCCAGTCAAGGCCGCAGAAGTATCAACAAAGAAAAGAAGAAGCCTGGGCATTGGTTACATTGGACTTGCACACTATCTGGCGAAGAACGGTGTTAAATATTCCGATCCAAAAGCGTGGGATCTAGTTGACAGACTTACTGAAGCATTCCAATATAATCTTTTGAGAGCAAGTTGCAACATTGCAATGGAGAAAGGGAAGTGTGAGGGATTTGAAAGGACCAAGTACGCAGACGGCCTACTGCCAATAGATCACTACAAGAAAGAGATTGATGAGATCGTGCCACACAAACAGAGAATGGCATGGGAGAGTCTGAGAAAGGACATTGCCAAATACGGATTAAGACACAGCACGTTGTCAGCACAGATGCCAAGCGAGAGTAGTTCTGTTGTATCAAATGAGACAAACGGAATTGAACCACCGAGAGCCTTAATGGCAATCAAGAAAAGTAAGAAAGGTCCTTTGAAACAGATAGCACCAGGGTTCCCTAAACTAAAAAATGATTACACTTTGTTATGGGACATGCCGGACAACACAGGTTACATCAATGTTGTGGCAATGATGCAAAAATACTTTGACCAAGCAATATCGGGCAACTGGAGTTACAACCCATTGCATCATGAGAATAATGAGGTACCTCTGTCAGCAATGGCACAAGACATGCTTACAGCGTACAAATATGGATGGAAGACAAGTTATTATCAGAATACATATGATTTCAAAGGTGAGGAGGAAGATGTACAGCCAGCAGGATTAAGTGCTGTTGTGGAGACGGACGAAGGAGAGGATGTTGAACTTCCGCCAGAATTGATAAATACTGACATCATTGAAGGCGACGATTGTGACGCCTGCACAATTTAACAACAGAAAAGATTATGACGAAAACAGTTTTTAACCAGGGGAAAGTTGACTTCACTAAACAGCCGATGTTCTTTGGCGAGGATGGTGGCGTACAGAGATACGACAACTTCAAACACCCGCAGTTCGACAAACTAAATCAAACCATGATCGGTTACTTCTGGAGACCAGAGGAAGTAAGTTTGCAGAAGGACAGAGCGGACTTCATGAACTTTAGACCAGAACAGAAACACATATTCACAAGTAATTTGAAATATCAAACACTATTAGATTCAGTACAGGGCAGGGGACCAAGCCTTATGTTCTTGCCATACGTCAGCAATCCTGAACTAGAAGGTTGCATAGTAACTTGGGATTTCTTCGAAACCATTCATAGTCGTTCATACACACACATAATGAAGAACGTTTACGCAGACCCATCCGAAGTATTTGACACAATATTAGACGATAAAGAGATACTGAAGAGAGCAAAAAGTGTCACATACGAATACGACAAGTTTGGAAAGATGGCATTGGACCACGCAGTTGGCAAGAAAGTGGACATGCTTGAACTCAAGAGACAGTTGTATCTAGCGATGAACACAGTGAACTTACTAGAAGGTTTGAGATTCTACATATCTTTCGCTTGTACATTCGCATTTGGTGAGCTTAAACTAATGGAAGGTTCAGCAAAGATACTTTCATTAATCGCAAGGGATGAAGCGACACACTTGAATTTGTCAACACACGTGATCAAAGCATGGCAAAAAGGTGATGACGCCGAAATGACCAAGGCTATGAAAGGCACAGAAAAAACTGTGATCCAGATGTTCAAGGACTGTGTTGAAGAAGAGAAGGCATGGGCCAAGTACCTATTCAAGGATGGATCAATTATAGGATTAAACGAAAAACTTTTAGGCAACTATGTAGAATGGATTGCAAACAAGAGACTGAGAGCATTAGGGTATGATCCAATATATGATGTATCAGCATCTGCAAATCCACTACCATGGACACAGCACTGGTTAAGCTCTAAGGGTATGCAGGTGGCACCACAGGAAACAGAAGTAGAATCATACATCGTTGGTGGCATCAAACAGGACGTCAAAAAAGGTCAATTCAGTAAGTTCAAACTCTAAGAAACACAACATATGGATAATAAAGACTACAAGCCGGTCAACACCAATAAGGTAAAAGAAAATAGTTCACCTTTCACTGGTCCGTTAGGTTGGTTAGATAATAGGCTTCCTATCTTTCGAATGTTCAAACACGAATATTTAGATTTTCAAGTTCCTAAAAACTTAAATTACTTTTGGAGTTTTGGTGCAATTTTGACTTTTACTTTGTTAGGATTAATAGCAACAGGATTGGTTCTAGGAATGCATTACAAACCTAGCGTGGCTGAAGCATTTAGCAGTGTAGAACACATCATGAGAGATGTCAATGGCGGTTGGCTTTTACGATATGCCCACATGAATTTAGCATCTTTCTTTTTCATAGCAGTCTACATACACATGTTCCGCGGACTCTATTTCGGGTCATACAAAGAACCAAGACAGCTCATGTGGATATTTGGAATTATCATTTATTTCCTAATGATGGCGACTGCCTTTTTGGGATATGTACTACCATGGGGACAAATGAGCTATTGGGGAGCTACCGTGATAACCAGTCTGTTCGGAGCCATCCCATTAGTGGGAGAATCTATTGTTACATTACTATGGGGAGACTATGCAGTTGGCGACGCATTCTTGAATAGAGCTTTCGTGCTACACTGGTTAATAGCATTCTTGATAGTGGCTGTGGTTGTTTTCCATGTCATTGCGTTACACATGACAGGGTCTAATAATCCAACAGGTGTAGAGCCCAAGGACACACGTGATACTATAACATTCCATCCTTACATTACAATAAAAGACCTTTACGCATTCCTAGTTTTTATTTTAATCTTTATGTTCTTCTTGTTTAATTTTCCAAACATACTTGGACACCCTGACAATTACATAGAAGCTAATCCATTGGTGACTCCAGCACACATTGTACCTGAGTGGTACTTCTTACCATGGTATGCAGTCTTACGTGCCATACCTGATAAACTAGGTGGAGTGATAGCTATGGTGTCTGCGATAGGCGTCATGGGACTTTTACCTTGGTTAGATACAAGCAAGATAAGATCAAACATCTACAGACCGATCTGGAAACAGTTTACCTGGTTCCTCGTTGGTGACTTTTTCCTACTGATGTACTGTGGCGCCATGCCGGCAGAAGGAATATGGATAATGTTAAGTAGGATCGGAACAGGTTATTGGTTCTTATATTTTTTAGTACTGGCTCCGACGGTTGGATGGTTGGAAAAACCGCAACTCATACCAGAAGCAATTCATCTAAGAAACAAGAAATAGACACTGATTCTGGCATCCATAAATACTGCTATGCCAAGGATATCAAGACACAAAGACAGATGTAGGACCGGACATAAATGCAGTGGTACAGCACCCGTCAATGCATCTCAGTACACGGTGTTTGCAAATGGAAAACCAATACTGGTAAGGGGAGATAGGGTGGCACCACACTTCATACTCAAACCAGGCGACCCGCCAAAATGTATAGCACACAAGGCACGACTTGCAGGCGGTTCGAGGAGTGTGTTCGTAAAAGGCATAGGCGTAGGAAGACGGGGTGACCGGGCAGACAGGGGAGCAATGACAGGAGCGTCATTGGACGTATTCGCAGGATAATCATGACAGTCAACAAAGGATTATTATCAATAGTGGAGAACACTCCAAACTTCTCCAACCAAGCATTGGAAAATGCTGTGGACACTTTGAAACTAGGATGGGTGGCAAAGAGTGCCACACTGGATTCGCTGATTGTAAGCAATGGGATATTGACTGCATCACAAAAGACTGACCTTAAGGCTGACATAAACAATGTCTCACACCTAAATCTAGGTAGGTTGCTGGGAGATCTTGTAAGGCATAGTGCAACAATAATTGATGCCACAATCATACCACAGGACGATGCAACTAATCCAACCCCAGCAACATTCCTATCAATTTTGCAGAATGTTCAGACCGTGCAAGGATTGATCCCGGAACTGTACGGAGTATCAGCATCTGATAAAGGTAGATCAGTAAATGATCACGTAGGCACGATCAATAACATATTTGTTGAAACTGAAGACAGTTCTAGGCCAGTGTTCACTGTGTTGGCAGAGGCTATACAGGCCATCGTAAATGCGGACCTAGCCACTGAGACTGCGTTGGAAACTGCATACACTAATTTGATCAATTTTATCAACAGTGTAGTAGCAGACAGTACAGATTTCCAAGAGACATTAGATAATTTTGCAACCGCAGTGGCAACGGCACACACAAACCTAAACAACGCATTGGCGGCTGAACCTTTGCTGACACACAAGAACACACTCATTACAATGATGGACGAGATAAATGCCCAAATCAATTTAGAAAACGCAAACCTGGTTGGCATAGAAACTTTCATAGAAACACTATCCAACAACATAAGTTTTGCATCGCTGGCAGAGGATACCACCCTAAGAAGACTAATGTCAAGGGTGGCCCAGGACAAGAACTGGCAGACTTACTTCGAAGATTACGAGACAAATGTAAACAACCTCAATCCGATCTACACCGGCACAGACAACGATGCAATCATTGATCAAGTATTGGCAGACAGTGGACTACCTGATGTTACTGATGCGACAGATTTTGAAGCTGTGGCGGCAAAGGCTAGACGTGATGATAGGATAGACACGTCGGGATTTGATAGATTTTTTGTTGAAAAACAGATCACGGATGCCTGTAAGCAGTTAGGTATAGTGACCGAAAACAGAAGGATTAATAGTTTAAGCACAAGCCTGTTGAATAACATGAATCAAAGAGATAGAGACAAGATATCAAAGCAGTATGATCTTAATAAGTCATCTGACACTTTAAGCTAACATGTTTGAAAATGTAATAGGCAACTGGCCCTCACATGACAGGTTGATTCTGACATCTTGTGATGAGGCATATTTCAACAAATACTTCCCAAGGTTCTATCAAACCTTTACACAACACTGGCAATTGCCAATACACGTACATATGATAGATCCATCGCAACAGTCTCTAGGGCGACTTGAGGATCTCGGTGTGTCATACACCTACTGCAATACCAGTACAGGATATCTTAAATGGGCTTACTCGTTTGAAACCTATTGCCAGGCACAGAGATTTATTATTTTGGGCAACAAGGCTTTAGACACACAGTCTGTGATAGTGGCAGACGTTGATGCATATGCACTAAGGAGTCCAAGTACTGCACAAAAGGATACCCTATTTCAAGACATGGCTTTCACCACATACAACACGAGGTTGATGGCAACCTTTTGTCATTTCCATCCAAGCAGGAGACAGGAGTCTTTGCAAGTGGCCAGGATGATGAAGGACATGATACTGAATGTTGACACAATAGGAGTAGACCAACAAGTGCTTAAAAAGGTTTTTTCGCAACTACCTTACAATGAATTAACTCATGGTGAATGGATCAGTCACTTGGATGTCAAGACATCAGCCCAAAAGAAACAGCACGAGGCATGCCTCATCTATCATGAGAAAGGCACCAGGGGCAAGAACAAGTCAGTAGGAACTACATGGACAGATATAGAGTAATAGAAAAATTTGCAAGGGAATATGAATGGAAACAGGGCCTCGAGCTTGGTGTTTGGGTGGGGGTAACAACGTTCTGGCTCATGAAGACCACTAAGATCAACATGACCTGTGTAGATGCATGGGAGGTTCAAGACGATAATCCGGAGTATGATTGGCAGTATAATAAAAAACCTGTGTTCCAGGGAGGCAAACTAGTAAGACTAGAAGAATTCAAACACGAAGGACAGATATGGAAACACAACGAAAATGAACAAAAATTCCGTCATGAAGCAGAAACGTGGGGTGACAGGATCAGTATAATCAAAGGTAGATCTCTCGATGTCTTAGATCAAATACCAGACAACAGCATGGATTTTATATTCCATGACTCTGATCATTCATATCCTTTTGTTAAAAATGAAATAGAAGCATACCTACCTAAATTAAAATCAGGTGGGTTCTCAATTGGAGATGACTTCAATTGGACTCCTGTGGCAAAATCGGTTAAAGAAGCATTTGGTACAAAATATAATGTAACAGGCAAAGACGTTTGGTACGCCATTAAAGTTTAAGATTCGTCGCCGCCTTCACAGCCAACTGTGATTGATTTATAATCAGCACCATACGAATCCATACCAGCAAGTGTCATTTCTAATTTTTTAAGGGCGGCCGTTTCACATGATTCCACTGTGAGGAAAGTTCTTTTATCACTTTCATAATAGGTGGTACACTCCAACTTACTTTGCATGGAGTCGTCTGGCCACACCAATATGCACATTACAGCCATCATTTTAAACATAAAAGTATTTAATTAAAGTAGGCCCGTTCTGTTGCAAGGTGGGCCAAACCCCTGAAATTATTGGTTATTACGCCGCTAATCTCAATTCAGACATACCAACTGTTAAGTCGGCAAATCCTAATGCTCTTTTGTTTGCATTTAAAAAACAGCCTGATTAGGTCAGTGCCATCACCGTAAACTCCCAAGACCTTTACACACCCGTCGAATCTAGTTCACCCCCGGAAGGGATTACATAAGCCACCAAGTAATAAAATGGTGGAGGTGGTCGGTACTGCCCCGACGTCCGAAATGTTTATTTCGCCGTGATCAACATTTACAAATATAATTATACGTTAAGGTTGACGTTGTGTCAACTTTGTGCTAAATTAGTTTATATGCCAAAAAATAGAATATTTAAAATCAGTGACGGTACAGAGACCAAAGAAGTTGAGGCCATGTCCTATAAGAAGGCTGTCAAATCATTTCAGGGTAGTTCTAAGGCTAAGATGATAACTATCGAATGGATGACGAAAGGTGGAGAACTTTTTGTCAAAGACCAAAAGTTACCATTAGGTAGAAAGAAAAAGTTAGGATAAAAGACAAAAAGTGAGAGTAAGCCACAACCCATTAGTTAAAATGCTGGTCAAACTTAGAATGGCCTACGCTGACTTCCGTGGCCATCATGGTAAACGTTGGGACTACGAGCCTGGAGACTATTACATGGGAAGCCATAAAGGTCATAAAAAACACGATAAGCACAAAATAAGATGAGCAAAGTGATGTGGACAATTTTCGCTGTGTACACATCAGTTTTCATATACGGCTGTATCACTCTCATCTAAACACTACAACATAACTTATAGTAGCACTTCACTATACAACCTATGGGCCTAAATATTATTGTGTTTAGGAAAAAGAAACCTTCTTACTGGTCGAAGATCAGGAAAAAAGCACCAAAGGTTCCAGACATCACCTGTCCAGACATTGATAGTGTGTTGAATAGGTTGGAGAAGTTGGTGGGCAGAGATCTTACGAAAGCACAGTACGGTATCATTGAACGTAAATTAGAAAGACTGCGTGATGCAAATGAACTCCTACGAGATTCTGGCAAGTATTGGCATGATGCCTGCAGGGAAACTGTTAGAGATTTATTGGGTAAGAAAAAAATAAGATAATTATAGTATATGTGGAAAGTATTAGTAGTAATTTGTACAATAGGTAATCCTTGCACAATGTTCGTGGAAGATCCAATGAAATACTATCATACGGAGTCAGAATGCACCATTGCCGCTGAGGTGAAAGCAAAAGCTATGATGAAAACATTTGAAGATTTTGGGTATCAAATTCAAAGTGAAGCACACGCCTGCCAATATATCAGCGATCAAAAATTAACATAGGTCCTATGTTCAATCTACATAGGTTGACTAACACAACAAATCTGCTATAATAATAATGTAATTTTGGGTTAATCCTATTGTAGGAGTTCTGCCCTTGGTTGCACTCATTAACCATAGGAGATTTTATGAGCAAGGTAAAGATGCTTCTTGATGTAGTAAAAGAAGTTAAAAAAGAAGCACCAGAGGATGTACCAAACTGGTCAAGCAAATTAGCAGAAGCAAAAGTTAATCTACAAAATCAAATAGCAAAAGGCAGACTGTTACCAAAAGGAGTAGAAGATCACCCTTTAGAACATTTTGCATTCAATTATTCGGTGCAGAGAGACGTGAGGGCAGGACACGTGATGAACATAATGAAGAAGTTTGATCCAAGGGTTTGTTGTCCTGTGTCAGCAGTGAAACGTTCGGATGGAGAGACACTTTACATATTTGATGGACAACACAGGGCAGTTGCCTTAGCACTACTGGGTTGGGAGAAGATACCAGTTACTATTGTAGAAACAGATGAGCCAGCCTTTGATGCCGAAGCATTTGAGATTGTAAATGACTCTGGTATATTGAGAGCAGGCACGGAAGAAATACACAGATGCCTACTACATAGGTATAAAATGGGAGAAACAGAAACAGAGAGGGTAGCTACAGCACACGCAGTACAGAAAGTGTTTGATGAGTGTGAGATAGACCTGGAGCCGAAACGTGTAAGGAAAAGTTCAGGCAAGTGTGGACCAAACAAGCACTACTTTTCACATTTTGATTACGCATACAAAGGCATAAAGATGGCCGGTGAACAGGGACTACGAGATGCCTTGCAGGCAATCAAATCCGTTTTTGGTGATGAAGAGGGTGGAGAGATCAACCAAGGACTTTTCATAGGACTCATGAAACAGTATCAAATGGGTGCGGAAGCCAAACGTCTTAAAAGACTACCACTTGATTGGATGACTAAGATGCTCGAAACAGCTAAGAAAGTTTGTCCTAGTGCAACACTCATACACACTGCCACTAAAAAGCAATGGCAACATGCAAACGGCGTGGGTTGGGACGCACCAGTGGCAATGGGACATTTGTTAAGAGAAGTTTACCTAATAGAAGATGGCACTTTTGAACCAAGTTATATGCCAAATGTCACTCTGAAACTTGAGGATGGCGATGTTGCCAATGAGTCGGAGGCACAAACTGCCTTTAACAAGTATGTCAAGTAAACTTTGTTATTACATTTGCACTGTAACCAAGGCAGTGCCTGACTCCATAAACTTTTTCGAGGAGTCAGAAGAATACGGATACGGCCTACCCTGGAAGGACGTGCTTAAAGAAGTTCAGCAACACTACAAAGATGGTGCCGATGCGGTTGAACTCGAAATGATCACAGAAGAGGAATTTAATGATAGACTTCCAAAGCCTTACTAACCTGCCTGAGATAAACTTCAAGGCCAAAGATAGACCCGGGTTGAAAGAACTTGCAAACTATATTGATAAAATGAAGACAGACCTGTTCAATGACAAGTGGAGCCAGGCCACAAAAAAACACATAAAGACATCGTTGGTGCTGTACATAAGATCCATGCAGAAACAATTGGCACCAATGGGATACCATTATAAAGCACAGGACATGGAAGGTAAGCAACACCTAGAACACGTGATACCACAGAACAAGATAGTGACAGCATATCTACATGACAAGATATCAGCTGAACTTGTGCTACAGATGCCATTGTGTTTGATAGATGATGCGGATAAGCACATACTCGAAGGTGATTGGCAACAATCAGGTAACTGGCAATATCCGTTCCGAAGATACAAGTTGGCAGGCTACTCTAAAGTTATTAAAGATGTACGTGGCAACACGGTCGAACTAGACAGTTACACCATACAAGATCACTTCAAGATGTTGGGTGTGGTTGACTTATCCTAGGATCTGTGTATAATTAAGACAGCAAATCCACCAGAGCTGGTAAGGTACCAATTCTCATTTGCAAACTAAACATAGGAGACACTTTATGTCGATGATGTATAGAATAGCCTGATAGAAGGGCGAGGTTGGAGTCAATAACGGACTGGTGGATAGCTAATTCATTATGCCAAGCGAGAAAACAAAAAAATTACTAGAAGGATTGGGTAAAATTACAGATTCGTCGCCTAAAACCTTTGCCGAACAGAAGTACCATTCTTATACCAATCGATACTACACTAACACTTTACAAAAATTGCCTGCTAGATATGAAAAGGCCAAACGTAAGAAAGACCAAGATGGTGATGAATACATAATGATTGATAGGGTCTATGGCTCATTGTATGAGGATCACTTGTTACAAAAGGATGGTTCTACCTACACGGGTAAATTGTATAAAAAAAGAAGATTGATTATTAGGAAAGATACTATTACAGGCGAGAAGAAGAACTTCTTCAGTACATGCACCACAACTGCAGATGGGAGATGGTTTGACAATACAGGACTTCCAATTGAAGCACCGGAAAAACTTGAACCTGAAAAACAAAAATCCCCAGAAGATATCGAAGAAGAGAAAAGATTATCGGCCCAAAAAGAGGCTAGAATACTTGCCAATCTAAAATAACCTAATAAAACCAATGGTTATACCAGGTTGACGTAATACCAAAAGCTGTTATAATAATGGTAACAAAGGAGAGAAGACAATGTATAAATGTTCAGCAAAAGCAAGTTTGGTTTTAGATCAGATTAGATCTAGATGCCAAGAAGATACACAGACCAATAACAAGTGGAGAGGCAGATCAGGAAACTACATGTACATCATGGGCAGAGAGAATGCTGATGGTAAGGCAACAGGCGTAGTTCACAAGATCGCAGAAGACAGTTCCCACAAGTTATGTGGTTCGTTCAAGATCATGAGTGACGGTATCATAACAAGGTTCACTGGTTTAAGTAAAGCAGATTGGAACAATGCTATGAGAAATGCAGAAGCAGAGTACAAAGCCAAGTACGAAGCGGAGACAACAGAACCAGCAACAGAACAGAAAGTTGCAGTATAATATTGATTAGTGGGTTCGAGTACCCCATAGTGCCAACAAGGCCATATGCATAAAAATCTCGGCCCACTAACTAATTACAATGGTTAAAAGATATCTTAAAAGATTCATATACTTCTGTATAGCGGTTGCATTCGTGATCGCAGGTGCCTGGGTTGCCGGTACATTCAATCCAAACGATTACACAGTGCAACAAATCCAGGAAGAGTTCCATAAGAAAGAAATGAAGATAATTGAAGAACTTGGTTTGAAAGAACCAGAGTTTGAGTTCATAGACAAAGTTTCTTTCATTAATGCAACATCCACGTGTGTTTCATATCTAAATTGGACCACAGATAAAGATAAAAGGGTGCCGATCAGTATTATTATAGCAATGGCGGGTATAGAGAGTGCGTGGGGTAAAAGCAGGTTTGCCACGGAAGGTAATGCACTCTTTGGTGTGAGGACATGGAGTTTAGATACTGTCCCACACATGAAAGCATTGGGGAATCCAAATGCCAGTTGGGGAGTTAAGAAGTATAAAACAAAATGTGAATCTATCAAGGACATGATTAAAATCCTTAATACACATCCTGCATACGAGAAGTTCAGAGAGGCCAGAGCAACGCAACTGGAAGATGGTAAATGGAACTATCGTTCTTTACTATCAGGTATGACTGCCTGGAGCACCAATCCAGATTACCAAAAAATTATCTTACAGACCATAGTTGACAATAAATTACCTTAACAGTATAATAAAACATGGGATTCATACAAATGAAACTGCCTAAACGTATCAAGCATAAGATTGAGAACTCTCGAAGAAACAGACAGGCCCAGGCCAACCATGAGGAATGGTTGCAGGCACAAGGACTTGACAACTACACACTAAAGCAGAAAGCAAAGAAATTTAAAGGGTACGACATACCCGAGTACCAACCAGATCCTAACCATCCGAAGACAGGCGACAAAATTCCTGTTGCTGGTGGTAGAAAAGCACAACCACAGGCTTATTCAGGTGAAAGAAAATTACTTGGCATAGGTCTTATGCACAAGAGTAACCTTGTTCCTGTGTGGGACGAAGAAGGTGCAAAAGAAATTACTTTGATGAAAGGCAACAAATAATGAAGATCAGATATTATCAAAAGATCGACGGATGGAGATGGCTAGGATTTATTCTAGCTATGGTTAGTGCATTCACACTGAGTGGTGGTAATCCTGATGTGCAATGGATTGGATGGACAGTCGCACTGATATCTTGTAGCATCTGGATATGGATGGGCATCAAGGATAAGGACACACCGAGAGCATTAATGGAACTAATGTACCTACTCCTGGCAGTAAGGGGTGTATACAATTGGATTTCATAACAAAAAAGTCAATCAAATCAACTATTCTAGTAAGATCAACCCTGGTTGACGTATTTGGAAATTATGCTATAATTGTTTTATGATTAGACTAATAATACTATTTGCAATCTTCCTTGCGGTATATCCGATGATAGGTGATGGTTGGGCACAGTTCAGCAACGACTTTAATGTTGCGGCAGTGACCGAATCACTATCAGAGATGATTGCAAAATTTAACAAATAAGGAAACAAATGAAGAACATGACTAAAGTAATCTTGATGTTGGTGGCAGGCCTTATGTTGGCACAATGCTCGACGTACAAGATTAAGCCAGACATGAACAAAAGTGGAGTGATTAACAAGACACCTAAATGGTATGTTGATTACAAGCATGAAACTATGTTCAAGTATCAAGAGGCGGCCACGGCAGTTTCTCCAGACATGGAGTTGGCTGTTAAGAAGGCTACACTTTTGGCCAAGGCTAAACTAGTTGATAGGATCAATGGTGAGATGAACAACCGAACCACTATCTCTAAAAATGAAGCAGGCACCAACGAAGATCTAAATGTGACAGCAGGATCTCAGGATGTTATTGTTAACGTGATCGAGGATACCCTAGCAAGAGGATATGAGGTTACTAAACAAGAAATGTATCTAACAAAGACTAAATCATACAGGGTTTACATAATGATCGAATTGAGCAAGAAGGAAGTAGAGGAGATCATTAACCTAGTGAACAAAAGAAGATTGGCATTGATCGATACAGACAGCATCAATAAACAAGCCGAGAAGATATTAAACTAGAGGCATGAGGAAAATTTATTATATCATAGCCCTATTGTTCTTGGCTCTGGGCATAGTAATATGGTCAACTACTGCTGATGCAGGTGGTCCATGGAACAATCAGTATTGTGATGTGGAAGTGACTAAGATCAGAGTTGTCAACGAGAAAGGCGAAGTCCTAGAAAATCTCACAGAGGAGAAAATGGTTTGCAACGACGGGGCATCAGACTTTTTGTTCGACATGGGCATTGCAGACGCCTGCGAGATGTACACGTGGGACATGCCTGTAGGAGAAGTAGTGATAACACAAAGACAGATAGCCTGTCATAAAATGGATGGAGAATATGAAATTGTTCAAGGTTATCACAGTATTGATTAGCCTACTGCTTACGACACCAGCTTTGGCAGATAACAAAACACCTGGAGATGCTAAAGGACACATTGGAGACATGCCTCCACCACAGTGGTTGGGAGATGATCTTAAATATAGTATGCCGGCGTTTTTATTTAGGCGTACACAATTCCTAAGGTTTTCACTTAACAGAACAGAGAAGAAGATGCACGAATCAGCGGTGTTCTTCGCACTTACAAGCACACAGAACGGCAAAATTGTTAGTTGGTACAGCAAGAAGCGTCTTGCCGCTGGTAAGGTGCGTGTAATACATTCATATCCGATATCGGGCGGTTACTGCCGTACATACCAAGCATACATCAAAGTAAACGGCAAAGAACGCCACATGACCAACAATGCCTGCAAATATATAGGCACTCCTAGTTGGTCATTTTATAAATAATCAGTATAAATAAGTTTATAACACAGGAATTTACAAATGGCAACAGTTCAACCAAGACACGAAAGAAATGATCCAAACGCAGGAATGCAGGGTGCATACTACACAGTAGACATAGCACAGAGTGGCTTCTTAGACACGGAAACAATAAACGGTGGTAGATTATCTCCATGTGCGGCGAATGACTTTGCTACAAAGCCAACTACCTTGGCTCAATCATTATTGGTTTCAAGAGGTCAGTTAAGATACAGAATGATGCTTCAGAATCTTCAAATTAGATCGAACTGCAGAATTATCAACATGGTAACAACATATGCAAACACACAAGGTGACTCACCGATCACAGACATAAACTTTGGCATAGTCTTCGAGAATGATGACTTTGTTCCAACAACAGGTACTGCACCAGATGATTCAACTACTACAACAACCAAAGTTCTATACATCAAAGACAAGATCGCAGAAGCACTGTACGGAACTAGAAAAGAGAAGATGAGTGTTTTCAATCCAACATCAGGCACAGGCCAGATACAAGACGTAGAAGTTGAAGTTGGCCCAGTTTTATTAGTCAGCCAAGACGAGATAATGGATTCTATAACAGTTGCAGAAGTGGCTGGATTCAGATCAAACGTTGACGCAGAAACACCAACAGACAACGCATTATCATACTCAGCAGAGTAATAATCATTATTTTTTTTAATAAAAGTTAGATATTAAAGTTCTAATTATTTGGGCTATTCGTCTGCGTAATCTACGTTTACGTTTGTGGAGCCATCTACAGAGACAAATGTGCCGTTGTAGGCCTCAGAGGCCGCAGTATCATCAGCAAAACCATCGGAGTTTCCAGCTAAAAAATTTGTTTTCCAAGCAGTTACCCATGCACTGTAATCTAATTTGAATTTTGCCCTTTCGGATTTGATATTCACTCTTAGTCCGTCTGTGCCGGTAATATCAGATACGGAGTGTGCAATCCCGTTTGGTGAGTGCGGTGTAATTGGTTTGTTTAAAGTTGTTTGTGTAGAATGTAAAGTGACCGTTGCCATATTACTATTTACCAAAAGTTCAATAGCATTATAATAGCCTATCTGTTATAGTAAATAACGTTTATAAATGTTTATCGCGATACTTACATTACTATCTGCACTGTCAATTTCTGGCGTTGCAATATTCTATTCCGTAATTGGACTAGCGACCATATTCCCTGGTGCTTTTGTGCCTGTGGTTATAATGGGCGGTGTTTTAGAAGTAGGAAAACTAATCACGGCCTCATGGTTGTACAGGAACTGGAAGTTCACACCTTTCATGCTGAAGACCTATCTCACGACTGCCGTTATAATATTAAGTTTAATAACAAGTATGGGTATTTTTGGATTTTTGTCTAAAGCACACCTAGAACAGAACCTTGCATCGGACACATTAATACAGCGTATCAATATTCTAGAGGACAAGATCGAAAGTGAAAAAATGTCCATTGAAAGACAGACATTAATAATCAATAGAGCAGAGAAAGCCATTAGCAGAGACACAGGGACAGCGTCCGGTGACATCGAAGTACAACAGTCGATCATTGCAGATGCCAACGAAAAATTAAAAACACTACTTACGGTCGAGACCAACACAGTCAAAGACCTCAATGACAGACTAAAAACTTTAGACAAAAATGTCAGTGACATACTGACATCGAACAAATCATTCTTTAATGAAGAAAAGGCGGCCGCTGAACTGAAGGCATCTCAGAAACAAGAACGTAAACAGATTGCCCAAAAGGTCGTAGAAGCACAGGAAAGGATAGCAGAACTTAAAACAGACCACAAACAGGAGATCGCCAAAGCACAAGAGATCATAGCAAATATGCGGTCTGGTTCACAAGACAACAAGGGACAGTTTACAAAAGAGATAGAAGTTGCAGAGAAGAAGATATTTGATTCGCAGGGCAACATAGATTTATTCATTGTGGAGAAACAACCACTGGAAAAAGAAATGCTGACACTGGAAGCAGAAATTGGCCCTGTGAAGTACATAGCGGCGCTGGCAGTCGATTGGGGTATAACTGATCAAGTTGAAACTAGCAAGGCTGTAAGGTGGGTTATTTTGCTTCTAATCGTGGTGTTTGACCCTTTAGCAGTTTTGTTGTTGATTGCGGCCAACCAGAGTTTGATGAGGAGATTCCCACCAGAGGCACCCAAGCCACAGGAGGTTATAGATCTCGAAAAGCCAGATGAAGAAGATGTAACTCTCAAATGGAACGAGATGATGGATAAATCATCTGCGGCGGCAAAGATGGAAGAGGCCACAGAAACATTGAAAAATTGGAAAGAAAAACTAGAGGCATTCAATACCAAGTTGCCTAAGACAGAAGACAAACCTGTTGAGATTATACAGGAAGAAGATGCAACAATCCCACACATAGATCTTGTAGGTAAAAAAAAAACTGAAGACAAAGAAATAGTAGTAGATAATACTAAGGACGGTTTTGATCCAGACGAGGTGATGTTTGACTTGGATACTCCAAAGCCTGAAGTGGATGCAGTTGAACAAATAGAAAAATTCAAACAAAGAGAAGAAGAAGAACACAAAGCCCTACAAGAGATCCAAAGGCAAGCTAGAGAAGAGGATGAAGAAACTCCTGAATTGAACAAAAAAGAATACGAAGAACTTGACATCCAAGGATTCCGACCTGGGAAAGTTGTTAAACCAAAAGTTACAGTAGAAGAAGCACTTAAGATGCCAGAGGCTGAAAGTGTGCAAACACCCATACAAGAAAGAATAAAGCCGGACCTTACAGAAGTCATTGAACCTGAAACTGAGGTGAGGCCCCCAAAGCCAAGCCTGAGTAATTGGCAAAGAGCTGAATTACTCAATAACTTCCACAAAGAACACGGTAACTTCGAAGATGTCGAAGAATATGTACAGAACGAAGAACAGAACAATACTACCAATTGGAAAAAACTTAAAACCAAAATTACAACGGAGGAAGACTATCATACAAGAATGGAACAGAGAATAGAAGAGCTAATGGCTAAGGTTGATGCCGGCGAAATGACGCTAGAAGACTTGACGCCAGAAGATAGACAAGTTATAATAGGTATAAGGAATCAAAACGAGGTTTAATTAAATGGGACTAAATTTAAAAATGTTTGACACTCTGGGTATGGTTACTCTAGTGACACCACCATCCATGCTTAATCCGGAGAAGATTAGTTTTACGCTGATACATTTAAAGGAAAAAGAAAAGAATCATTTTGCAACACAACTAAACAAAGTGTTTCCAAATGATAATTGCACTGTATTCATTTATGATACTGTGGGTAACAACGGTTGGCTAAAACAAGCAATATCTAAATCAAAATATGTGATAATGGAAAAGGACAAAGCGCCATTATGGATAGAGGAATTGATTCCTGAATCAAAAACTTATTATATTTCTGCGGAGCAAACAGTTGAACAAACATTCCAGAAGATCAACGAAGAAAGGAAGGACTGATGACAGAAGAAGCATTGATATGCTCATTTTGTAGCAAAAGCCGTAAAGACGTTACCAAAATGATAGTGGGTGCCAAGAAGACATCCATATGTAATGAATGTGTAAAACTGTGCGTTGAGATACTAGATGAGGACATAGTCAAGGCTCGTAAGGAAAAACTATACTCGGGTGACAAGAGCATACTAAATCCTGTGTCTATAAAGGAACACCTTGATCAATATGTCATAGGACAGGACGCCGCAAAGACTGTGTTGTCAGTAGCGGTAGCAAACCATTACAAAAGAATAGTTCAACCACCAATTGAGTTCGATCTAGACAAGTCTAATGTCATGGTGCTTGGAGCCACTGGTGCAGGCAAGACTCTCATGGCCAGAACCATAGCAAAATATTTGGACGTTCCTTTTGCGATAGCAGACGCGACCACGCTGACCGAATCAGGTTACGTGGGAGAAGACGTAGAGAACGTTGTGCAGAAACTATACGCAAACGCTGATGGTGATATAGAAAAAACACAAAAAGGAATCATATTCATAGACGAGATTGACAAGATATGTAGGAAAGGTGAGAACACATCACTGACCAGAGATGTATCAGGAGAGGGAGTACAGCAGGGTTTATTAAAGATAGTGGAGGGCACAGAGTGTAGGGTTCCGCCACATGGTGGCAGGAAACACCCCGATCAGCAAACCATCAGCATAGACACATCCAACATTCTTTTTATAGTTGGAGGTGCATTCACAGAACTAGAGAAACAGATTAGAAGAAAAAAAGCATCAGGTGGTATAGGGTTCGGAACGCAACTGAAAGAGCAGGATGAGAAAAATTATCTTTCCGATGTGCAACCCGAGGATCTAATTAAGTATGGACTGATCCCTGAGTTTGTTGGTAGGTTCTCGATGCTTACCAGTATAGACCCATTAGATGAATCACAGTTGATCCGTATCTTGACTGAACCAAAGAACGCCATACTAAAACAGACACACTATCTGTTTGGACTGGACAATATAGACATTGAATTTACCAAAGAGGCGAAGCAGAGCATAGCACGTAAGGCCAAGGAGCTGGGTACCAACGCAAGGGGACTGAAAAATGTAGTAGACACAGTGGTTCTGCCATATCAGTTTGATGCCGAAGAGATGAGAAACAGAGGAGTCAGTAAAATACAGATAACTAATGCGGTGGTTGACAGCGGAGCCGACCCTGTGTTAGTATTTAAAAAAGCAAATGGAATATCAAAAAAACAAAACTAGACCCAAGTTCAAGAAGACTGAAAGACCTTTGGGTTTCCAAGGTTACTATGTAGAAGTGAGAGAGGGCGAGGATGCCATAAGGGCATACAGAAAGATCAAGAGGTGGATCAAAGAAGACAAATTCATAGATCAAATCAGAGCAAACAATACTTTCCAAAAACCATCTGAAATCAAAAGAGAAAAAGCCAAGGAAAAAAGAAAAGTACTTAGGAAACTGCGTAGAGAACGTGACAGCAACATTTCTATGCGTCCGCAAAGAGGCAAATAATTTACCAAAAAGGTCGCTATTTGACATATAGTGCATATATGTTATAATAAATACAGTTGAAGATTGCTATAGATAGGATCTTCAATACATTAACTCGCTTAACAATAGGAGGAAAGCACATGAAAAACAATCTATCTATTTTTAATAACCTAAGACCAATAACCGTAGGGTTTGATGATATGTTCGACCACTTTGAGCATATGATGGATGATGGCTTCTTTAGAACTGGAGCAAACTTCCCACCATACAACATAGTAAAAACTGGAGATAACACCTACGACGTTGAACTTGCACTTGCAGGTTTTGGTAAAGATGACATTGAAGTTGAATACAAAGAGAATCAACTTACAGTAAAATCTAAAACCAACAAGGATGATGCAGAGGAAGTTGACAAGTATGACAACGGAGTCCTACACAGAGGAATCAGCAAAAGATTTTTCAGTAAGTCATTTACCATTGCAAATGATGTTGAGGTCAAAGGTGCAGAACTGAAAGATGGTTTGCTTAAAGTGAGCCTGGAGAGAATAATTCCAGAACACAAAAAAGCGAAGACTATCGATATCAAGTAA